GGTTTCCACCTACGAGCACGAGCGCGTGTGGGACGCGAACTGGCGCGATCCCGAAAGTGGCAACGTCGTGGGCAAGTGGGTGCAGCGCACCCAAGCCAACGCGCTGTCCATCAAGTCGTTCTTCCTTGACCTCGACGTCGATGCGAACGACGAGAACAAGTTCGACAGCAAGGAACAGGCGCTCGTCGAGCTGCGTGCGTTCGTGCAGAAAGTCGGCCTGCCGCGCCCCATGATCGTGGACTCGGGCGGTGGCATCCACGTCTACTGGCCCCTTGCCCACGAGGTGGCAACAGCGACATGGCGACGTGTTGCTGACATCTTCAAGTCGATCTGCCTGTCCGAGAAGTTTCGTGCGGATCGCTCGCTTACATCGGACCAAGCTCGTGTGCTGCGCGTGCTGGGGGGCTACAACTTCCGGCGCGGCGCCTACGTGCGGCTGCTGGCACCGGCCACGCCCATTGGCTTCGCGGACTTCGAGCAGCGCCTGCAGGCGTTCGTCGACCAGCATGGTGTGTCGGTACCCGGGCCTGCGCGCGCTGCGGCCGCACTGCCGGCGATTCAAGGCAAGCCTGCCGATCCCTTCGATGCGGGCAACCTCGGCGCGAGCAACGATCCGCTGCACCTTGATCGCATCATCTTCGCCTGCCCCCAGATGCAGCTGCAGGCGGCCAACCGCGGGGCCACAACGGGTGAGCAGCTGTGGAGAGCGGCGCTGGGCCTCGCCAAGTTCAGCGAACCACTGGAGCCCTCGTATCGCTGCGTGAGCGATGGCCACCCGGAGTTCAGCGATGCGGCCACGCTGGTCAAGATGAACAACTGGCGCACAGGGCCTACCACCTGTGAGCACTTCCACCAGCTCAACCCCAAGGTGTGCGAGGCATGCCCGCACTTCACCAAGATCACCTCGCCCGCGCAGCTGGGGCGCACGGTCATCGAGGCAGCCGCCCCCAAGATCACCGTGGCTACCGACGCTGGCCCGCCGGTCGTGCTGCAGCTGCCCGATCCACCCAAGGGCTACTCGCGCCGCAAGTCGGACAATGCGATCGTGATGGAGACCGAAGATGAAGACGGCAACCTCGAATACATCACGATCTGCCCCTACGATCTGTACCCACTGGCGCTGCGCGCGCAGTCCGGCGAGGTCAACATCGACGAGCGCAGCCAGTGGCGCGTACACCTGCCGATTCACAAGGGGCAAGGGCGCGAGGCGCGCGACATCGACGTGCCGCTGGGCCTGCTGTCCGACACCCGCGCCCTGTCCAAGCACCTGTTCTCAAAGGGGGTCATCTTGAGCGGCGACCAACCGAAAGCCACCCAGCACTACATGTCAGCGTATTTGCAGAAACTTGCCGACGAGGCGGGGCGTGAAAAACTTTACGAGCGCCTTGGCTGGCACGACGAGCACCGCACCTTCGTGCTGGGCGACCGGGTGCTGCGCCGCGACGGCTCTATCCAGCCGCACGTTGCTGCAGCGTCGATCCGCAACACCACGCGCAACGGGCTGCGCAGCGCCGGCACCATCGAAGGCTGGAAGAACGCGATGCAGTTTTACAACCGGCCCGGCTACGAAGGACATCGTTTCTTCCTTTACGCGGCGTTAGGTGCCCCCATTTTCCACATGAACGATACGGGCAATAAAGGCGTCCTCATGACAGCCAGCGGCCAATCCGGACGTGGGAAAACTACCTGTCTTAAAGCCTGCGGTTCGATCTGGGGACACCCCGAGGCGCTCATCATGAACGGCAACAAGGATGGCTCCACGGTCAACGCGCTGTACTCTGCCATCGGCACCACGCACTCGCTGCCCTTCATGTGGGACGACATCACCGAGCGCGACCCCGACGAGCTGCGCCGCTTCCTGTTAAATATCTCGCAGGGGCAGGGCAAGCGGCGCATGACCAGCGACTCGCGCCAGTCCGAGCACGCCGACGTGTGGGAGACCATCGTGCTGGCCACCGCCAACACCGACGACATCTCGCGCATCCTGTCAAGCGGGCGCGACGTGAACCCGCACCTGATGCGCATGGTGGGCGTGGAGTTCAGCGCGATCGACATGGGCGTGGAAGCCAAGATCAAGGCCGACGAGTTCCTGCGCGAGATGAACGCGAACTACGGTCATGCAGGCCCAGCGATGATGCGAGTGCTGGTGCCGAACTACGATCGTGTGCGCACCGGCTACATCAAGAACGTGGCCATGGTCGATCGCATGCTGGGATCGAACAACGCGAGCGCTGAGCGCTACTGGTCAGCCACGGTGGCTGCGGCCTACACGGGCGCGCAGCTGGCCACGACGATGGGGCTGATCGACTTTCCTGTGCAGGCCGATCTGCAGTGGATGATCGATCACCTGTCGCAGCAGCGCACGACCATCAAGGAGTCCAGCAGCACGCCGCTGGAGCAGCTCACCGCGTTCCTGAACGGGGCGCTGCGCAGCACGCTGATCCTGTCGGCCAAGGCAGCGTCGAACCTTGACAACGTGATCCACAAGCCGATGGACGAACTGCTCGTGCGCAACGAGATGGACCACAACGTGCTGTTCGTCGCACGCGCCGCGATCATGAAATACTGCGCCGACAACCGCGTGGCGTTCAAGCCCTTCGAGGCGGCGCTGGAGCGAGAAGGCGTTGTGCTCATTCGCAATGCGCAGAAGGTGCTGGGCGCTGACACCGTGTACGCCAGCGGGCAGACGCGCTGCTGGAAGGTCGATGCAAGCCGACTTGGTGGCCTGCAGATGCCGCCACCGAACAATGGAGCGAAACCTTGAGCCAAGAAAAGACCGCTATGGAGCTGGCGTTCGAGCGCGCTACCCGAAAGCACCTCGTGAACAAACTGCTCCCGCCCGGCTACGAGTACAAGACCTATGGGGTTGCCATCACCGCCGAAACGGAAGGCGATCTGTACGAGAAGATCACAGGCCATCGCAGCGAGGTGCTCGACGCAGCCGAGGAACGCAGGAAAGGCCGGCGCCGTGCCCCCCGCTGATTTTTCCCTGTGGCAGCGTGCCACGCTGGAGCGGTTCGCCCGGCAGGCCGCGGACGAGAACCGTGAGCTGCGCGAGCGCGTGCGCCTGCTGGAAGCCGTGATGAAGCACGTAGTGGAACTGCTCGAAAAGGCTGCCACCAAAAAATGAGCCGCAAGTACACCACGCTGTACGAACGCCTTGTGGCCAACACCGTGCTGGCCGAAGAAGATAACCCGAATAGCTGCTGGGTGTGGACAGGCCCGCGGCGCGGGCGCTACGGCTGCCTGTGCGTACGCGTGCCGGGTGGAGGGCGCAGCACCAAGCCCAAGACGATCAGTGCGCACAGGGCGATGCTCGAAGAGTTCCACAACATCGTGTTTCCCTTCGACGAGGGTGGCCACACCTGCTACGAGAGGCTGTGCATCAACCCGATGCATCTGGAAGTGCAGACGAGGGTCCACAACTTAGGCGAGCGCCGCGGCTATAGCATGGTCGAAGGCTGCATGATCCCGGTGCTGTACCCGCGCGATGACGATGCGCTGATCCCGTTCTGAAAAAGAAAACCCCCAGCGCTCTCTACTTCGCTGGGGGCTGAGGACGGATGCTCGCTGTCAAAAGCACCCGGAGGAGACAAGTTCACTCTAGGCTGAGTTCACCGATCCGTCAAGGCTGAGTTGTGACAGCCGCGGCCGGCGCCTTCACGGTCAGGGCGAGCAGCGACGCGATCGCCGGGCTCTTGGTGAAGATCGTCACGAGCACGGAGACCAGCGGCTCCAGCTTGGCCCACACGGCTTCAATGAGGGGGATGTCCATCTGCGCCTTGGCCAGCGTGTTGGAGACCCACGTTTTCACGAGATCGAGTTTGACGGTGCCGTTGCCGGGACCGATGGCTGCTTCAGCGGCTTGGATCATGTCGGGCAGCATCTTGGCCACGCCCACTGCGGCCTGAGCGGCAGGGGCCATGGCGGCGAGCTGGGCGGAGAGTTTTTCGGCGGAGATGGTCATGGGTGGCTTCCTTGGTTAGGGAGTCTGGATTATTTACGTAGCTCAGCTGTTGCGCAACTAATTTTTGGCGCTTACTTGCAAGCGTAAGTGATGCCGATCGACAGGCACTCTACGCGCGGCGGTTGCCCGAGATCATGCGCCTCCTCGCAACGTATCGCTGTCCTGACGACTGAGAGGTGCGGGCTCAGGCCGCACCCAGACCGTTGCTGGCTGGCTTTGAGGTGCTGCCACTGCGCCTGCAGCGGGGTCGGCAGCGGCGGCAGCAGCGGGCGTGGCTGCGGCGGCTTGGGTAAGGGCCCCACGGGCTGCCCAATGGCCAAACCCGGCCACGCCGCCGGCAACAAGAAAGCCAAAAGCAGACAGCGTGTCAGGATCGAGAAAGACCACGAGCGAGGCATATTTCGTTCCTCCCAGAGCTTTCACTGCTACTGCAGCAATGGCCGTGATCGCGGCGGCGAGCGCGGTGCGGTCGTGGTGTGCGAGTGCTTCTTCGACAGAGCGTTCGTCACGCCACGCGGTCAAGGCGGTGGGGATCAGGTTCACGAGCGTTCCTTTGCTTGCACCATCAGACGCACGATGGCTGACCACAGCGGCGAAAAACACGCTGCGATGATCTGGTTGGGTTTGCCCTCTTGCACCAGAATGATGTCGCCGTCGTGGCTGCGTGCGAGGTGGCCTTCCTTGGTGGGCTCCTGCTGCGCCAGCCGCGCGACATCGGCCAACCGCTTGAGTGCCTTGGTGTGAGCGGTGTAGTCGTGCGCCTCGTAGGCGTTGCGTACATCGAGACTTAGGTGGTCGACATTGACGATGGTCATGCGAGTGCCTCCTGCGCGCGCTGCGCGAGTTGGGTGATGTGCTCCATGCCCAGCGTGCCGCCATTGACTTTGCGCCGCAGCTTGACTTGGTCGCCGAGCATAGTGTCGGGGATGGTTCCTTCCCACCAGCCGATCGCAGCATCGAGGCCGTAATGCGGCTGCAAGATCAACTGGGGCAAGACAGTGAGGTCTTGCCCAATGAGGTCTCCGACGTGGTCGTAGGCCGCGCGCCCCGTGATCATGATCGGGCACTTGCCGGCGAAGTCCCAGCCGTCCTCGGGCTGCGTGTTGCCCATGCGCCCACCGTACACCTTGTTGGCCAGTGCGCGTGGGTTGTGTGCATAGGGCACGGCGTCATCCACGCGTGGAAAGCGCATCGGCCACACGGCAACGATGCGATCAGCGGAGTAGTTCAGGTTTTCCTGCAGGCATTCGAGCATCGAGCACTCCCACAGGATTTGCGGCAGCCACGACTTGATATCGTCCATGCCGGCGGAGAAGCGCTCGGGCTGTACTTCATCCTCGAAGGCTGAAGCCCACGCGACGGCCGTCGTTGCCTGCACACCCATCGCGCATAGAATACGGTCCCAGTCGCGTTCGGTGATCATGGTGCGAAGTCCTTGCGTGAGCTGTCGGGGGGTTTGGCTGACCAGCGCCGCCGCGTGGACTGGATAAGCAGGGCCATCGCGATTACGCCAAGCGCGTGGTGCAGCGTCACTTCGCGGCCGTGAAGCACGTCCAGCGCCACACCGAACGCGAAGGTCGCGGAGAACGTGTACGCCAGTATCACGACCTGCCGGTGCGTGTTGGCATGCAGCATGTCGAGTCGGCAGATGCTCGCGCCGACGACGAACAGGCACACAAGGAGGAAGGCCAACGTGAAGATAAAGGTCATGTTTGCTTCCCACGCCAGCGTGAGATGAACGCTTCCAGAATCGCCCCGGCGTTCTTGAGTATGAACGCGGCGAGTGCCTGCGCGAGCAGCCCACCACCGAGGCACGCGAGGATCAGCATCGGCCGCGACGTCAAGTGCAGGTAGAGAACCGCGCAATTGCCGATCGCAGCGCCCGCAAGCACCGAGAGCATGACGTAGACGATCGCGCGCGTTCGCCCCATCTGCTCGGCATGTGGCAGGGCCAGCAGCGCGCCCACGAGGGCGTACAGCAGGCTGTAGTAGTCGACACCGAACAGCGCCAGCGACGCCGTCGAAAGAGCCGCGGCGACTGCAGCCGCGATGCCAGTTTCAGGAACCATCACCCTCCTCCATCGAGACGTAATGAATTGGGGCGGTGGCCAGCGCCGCCAAGGCCATGTCGGTCGGCACATACCGGCCGGGATCATCTGCATGACGCGGCGCGGCAAGCTCGATGCCGCTTTGCCGCCTGCGCAGTGCAACCGCCTTGGCGCACCAGCGGCGGGGGTGCTCGTCTTCATCAGGCGGCAGCATGTTGGCACCTGCTGCCACTGCGCCTTCCTTGCTGTAAAGAAAAGGCGATGTACCCAGCTCGCGCCACCAGCTCTCGCGTTCGGCCTTGGACATCGGCCGGGCCAGCGGTACCCAGAAGAATCCATTCTCGGCCGTGGCAGACACGAGCACGCACCGCTCGTGCGGCACGACGGACTCGTAGACAACCAGCCGAGGCTCCCCGCCGATGGCGATCCAGTCGAACACCGCCACATGTGCGAACGGCCCCGTGAAGCGCTGCACAGCCTCGATCTGGATGCCGTACCACGTTGCCACGAAATCGTGGTGCAGGAATAAAAGATCGCCCGATGCGATTTGCGAGCGGGCCTGCTTGTAAGGCAGGCCCGCTCGCATGAGGGCATCGATATCGATCTTCACGTTCAGTCTCCGTGGGTGGGCGTGTAGTTGCAATGCATCGGGTGGCCGGCGAGTTCTTCGTGCACACGGCACAGGCGAGCGAACTCGCGTTTCTCGGCACCCGACTGCCATACGGCCGCGGCTGCGACAAGGCCGACAACCGGAGCCGCTGCGGCCGCACCAGCAAGCACCAGCAGGTTGCTCGCCGTCGCGCCCCACTTCACCGACGAAAGCGTGTGCAGGCACTGCGTCTTGTCAGGCTCGGGCAGCGTCTCGCAGTAGCCGGCAAACGCGAAGCCACCGATGCAAGCGGGCACGGCACCGATCGGATTGAGTTCGACGCCGAAAGCACTCGTGATGCAGTCCGACGCGCTGGCAGCCTGCACGGTATTGCCCATGGCAGCCCCAGCTGCGAGAAGAAGCAGCGAGGCGAGAAACTTTTTCATAGTGCCGGTCTCCTTTACTGTGTACCCACGCAGATGAATTGATACTTGTCACTGGTTGAAGGGGCGGTGCCGTTCGTCGTCACCGTCATGGTTGTCGTGGTGGTGACGACTGCGATCGGCATCTTGCCGACGACCATGGTGGAAAGCGCCGACTGCACCACGCATGCCGGCGCGCTGGCCCAAGTTCCGTTGAACGTAACGACCCAGCCGCTTGCCGGCGCCCCCGTGCCCCCCATGGTGACGATGCCGGCGGTATCTGTGCCGGCAACACTTGAGGAGGTACCGCAACTTGCAGTACACGTCGGGGCCGTCGTCTGTGTCGCCGCCAGCTGGGTGGCACCAGTTCCGGTACCCTGCACAAGAACCTTTGCGGTCGTGCCGCGCCACTTCGGGCTGCTTGCATCGGTCGTGAACAAAGGCGAGGTGTCGAAAACAAACTTGCCGGTACCTGTAGCGCCCGTACTCGTCACACCCTCAACCGTCTGATGCCCTGTGAAGGAGTTGGCAGCATCCGTGCGCGCGATAGTCGCCGAGGTCGACGGGAAAGTCATCGTCGTGCCGTCAGTGCCTGCGAGCGTCAGCGAGTTGTTCACGGTCAGAGCCTTGCCGGCCACACCTGAATATCCCGCTGACGATGCGAGCCGTGTCCACGTGTTTGTCGCCGAACAGAAATACTCCCCGGGTCGAGAGCTTCCCTGCAGGTAGGTCGTATCGCCTGTCGTGCAAGTGGTAGGCAACACAACGCTGACCGAGTCCGCGCCTGCGGCGCACACCGATGCAAAGAGAAGAAGGAGTGCGAGAGTTCGTTTCATGGTGTTCAGCTCGTCGGCGCGTTGAGTGTGCGATAGACCGTCGTCAAGCGCAGCGCACCTGCGCCGGGGTTGACGTTGGTCGTGACGGTCAGCGTCGTGGCGCTCGCCACATATTGATCCGCGTGGGCGCACGGAACCAGCACGTAAGTGGTCCCTGCCGTCAGCGTGGCATTACTCGTCACGGCCGTGCCGATCTGGCAGAACGCGTTGCCACCGGTAACCTTCACCGTGAAGTTCGCAGCAGTCGTGATTGTCGTCGTGACACGAACCAGAATCGAATCGATAATTCCAGACGCTGCGGCAAGGTTACCGGCCGTGTTAGTCGTCGTCGCACCAGTTGCAAGGGTGAGTAACTCGGACGCGGAGTTCCGCGAAACGTAGGAGCCGTTCGCGTCAGCGATGACTTTGTACGCCCCTTTAGTCGTCCCTGCAGTAGCCCCAGAAAATCGAAACACTCCTGCTGCATCGCGGTCAAGTATGGTATCCAACGTCCCGTTGTAGGCGCCGCTAGTGAATCCAAGTGGGCTGGTGCTTGAGAACTGAATGTTGCCGGCAATGCGCAAATCGCTTTGCCCGTCGATACGGCCGGAGAAGGTGTTGTTCCCGGCAATACTGTTCGCTTGCCCACTCGCGCCGAGGGTCAGCCCGCCGAGAAAGTTGGCTGCGATAACCGACGTTCCGTTTTTCTGAATGTCGATGATGTTGCCGCCCGCTTGCGCGGTAGGAACGACATTCACCAACAGCCCACTGAACGTCACGGCGCCGTTATTCCACGTTTGCGTAATCGTGAAAGGATCGCTCGCAGTGATAGTGCCCGCACCGAAGGTCGGGATGCCGTTGGCGCTGACGGACGAGTGAAGCACCGCACCGAACGCCCCCGCGTTGCGGTACTGCAGCTCCGAACCCGTTCCCGCAGGAGTCGCACTAATTGCGATGTCGCCCGAACCGATGATGCTCGTGCTGTTGATCGTCTTGAGGTCCGTGCCGCTGACGATGGCAGAAAATCCACCGGAGCCGTTGCCCTTCAGGATGCTCGTGCCACTCGTAGCTGGTGCGTAGTCCGTTCCACTCGTCGCCGCGCTCACGAGTCCCGCACCGTTGGCCTTCAGAATGCCGCTTGTCGTTCCTGCTCCGCCGCGAGCCGCCGCGAGCGTGCCCGACGAAATATTGCTCGCATTGGTCGTGTCGGTTGTGGCCGATGCCGCAAACGCTGATCCGTTTGTCTTGGTACAGGTGATGCCACCCGTGCTCGCGACTGCGCAGTCCCCACTCGCGCTAACCGGTGCGTACGCAGTACCACCTGCATTGCCTACAAGCAGCTGCCCCGCACTCGGGGCCGTGTTGGGGACAATCGCAGCTTTTGTTTGTGTATCGTTCGTGACGCTGCCTAAACCAACATCGGAGGCCGTCACCGTCACGTTCGCGCTCAGCGCATGGCCGTTAACGGTGGTCGAAGGTGCGACGTAATCGACAGCTGCCGTCGCGCTACTAAAACCACCTGTACCACTACCTTTGAGAATCGACGTGCCACTCGTGGCGGGCGCGTAATCGGTCCCGGACGTGGCATTCGCGAAACCCCCCGTGCCGCTGCCCTTGAGAATCGAGGCACCACTCGTGGCGGGCGCGTAATCGACCCCACTCGTGGCCGCGGTGATCGGGTTCACTCCGTTGCCCAGAAGTAGCCCGGTAATCGTGGAGAGCGTCGCCGTCGTCGCCGTGATGCTGCCGGTACTTACGCTCGTCGGCGTGATCGCACCAAGCCCGACAGAAAAAGCAGGGGTCGTCGTCGGGGTGCCAACAGTGCAAGTAACACCATTCGCCGGAGTACACGACGCGCTTGTGACGGTGCCACCACCCGTGAACGTCTTGATCTGGCCCGCCGTGATCTTGACACTCGCACCGGACTGCACACCGTAGACCAGCTCTGGCCCACTCAGCGCTGAAGCCGCCGGCAAGTTCGACAACGTGGAACTCTGGCCAAACGCCAGCCCCCACACGAGGGCCAATAGGCCAACAACGCGCTTCATGGTGAGTTCTCCAATTTCAAATCCCCGGAGTTGTCTTCAAGGATGACCCTGCTCGAACCATCCTCTTGAAGCAAATAAAAACTCGGGTCGACAAACGACGAAGACGCGTCCGTCATGCGCAGAACCGAAAACTTCAGGGCCGGGCCAATCGCCACGACGGAGCGCGCGTTTGGCTGCGTGACCCTGACTTTGATCACGGCGCCACCCACGCGTAGCCGTAGATGATCGGATCGATGCGCCCACTCGCATACTTGATCTCGGCGTCGAACGCGTAGCTGTCCCGAGTGAGCGCCGCAATCTGGACATCCGTGATCGTGATCGTCACAGTCTTGGCGGTGTTGTCTAGCACGACGCCGCCCGCGGGGCTGGTGAGCGCCAGCAATACGTTGCCACCGGGCTCGTCGCGCAGGTTCATCGTCACCAGCGCACCTGTCAGGTCCACAGGGGTGTAATACTGCAGCGCACCGCCTGAGACATACGCGCCAAACCCCAGCGAGCTGATGTCGTTGAACTCAATGTGATCGACGTCGATCACCGTCACCGGTCGATAGTCACTTGCCCGCGGCGGCGAATGTGCCGCGTTGATCTCGGTCATGCCGACCACATCGGCAACTGCCGCAGCAAGTCCGGTAACCAGCCCGTGCCCCACCGCCGTGATACGCACGGGAGCCGCGTTGGTGATCCCTGTGATCGGCCTGTAGACAATCGGCGCATCGGCCAAATACAGCGTGCGCACGAAGGTCGTGCCGCGCACCAGCGTGAAGTCGCAGTTAAGGCCGCGGGGGTCCATCATGCGATCCGGATCAGGCCCGTGACGTTGTCGTCCGTGGGCATCGTCAGGCTGAAGTTGGCCGCCGACACGGTGGTGGCGCCGAACGTGAACACCGCCACTGCCCTGTTGCTCTGCGTGGAGTTGTAGAACAACACACAGTCGAACGAGGTCGACAGCGTCACCGTACTCCACGCGATAGACGCCGAAGGCGTCCAGTGCGTCACGTCCGATGTATTGGATGGTGCTATCGCGTTGGTAATCGCTACACCGCCCGCGGTGTAGTTGGTACCAGTCACTTCATTGGTCGCGCTGTACGCGGTCGTCGTCTTGTCGATGGTGGCGGTCGCAACATACAGCGCTGCCTTGAACGTGTCGGGCGTCGTAACTGCACGAGTGACCGAAGTGCCGAACGCGTGGATCGCGTTCATCAGCTCTGTCTTGAAGCTGTTGCAAACGGCTTGGGTGTTGGCCATGAGGTTCCTTTCAGACCGGCGCCGCCGGCAGCTCCGCGACCGCGCTCAGATCAACGCCCTTGCGCTTGTAGATGTGCGTGGCGTCCCTCACGATTTCGCCGTCCGCAGTCTTGTGGACCTCGCGGAACTTCACGTAATCGTCCGTCAGCTCCCACTGCACAAACTGCTGCAGCGACGCGATCGGCAAATTGCCCTTTGTCGTCCAGATCAGCGGAACTTCGGTGGTGGGGTCTGCGGACACGGGACGATCCTTAGTTAAATTTGCGAGGCAGTGTAGCTCATCCTATTGCGTCGGCATAGCGGCAAATCGCTCGCTGGCGGTGAGCGCCGGGTACTGGCGCTTGGATGCCGAGACACCCGTGCCGGAAGCCAGCCCGAGCATGTACGCCATCGTGCGCCCACGAATCGCGCTACCAATCTCTTGCCCTGTGATCGGCTGCGTCGGGTTCTTGGCGTTGAACGCCTGCATGTCTTGACTTGCCTGCGCAATCTTCGACGGATCACTCACGCCCTTGTAGAAGTTGTCGACGATCACATCGCGACGATGCTTCAGCAGCTGCTGGTTTGTATAGAAGTCGCGTGCCGCTTCGCCTTGCTCCGCCTTATCGGCCGTCTGAAACCCCAGTGCGCGCCACGCCACATCGCCCGCACCGGGCTTGAGCGGAATCGGGTTGCCCTTGGAGTCCGTGTAGTGACCAAGGCGTGCGAGTTCTTCGGCCTTGAAGTAGGTGCGCAGGCCCACCGGCAGCGCCGCCTCGATGCCCTTGAGCCAGTAGCCATCGGACATCTTGCTGAACGCATCACCCAGATCGAGCCCGAGGCTCACGGCCGGCCCGAGCATCGAGCGCGCCTGCGCTTCGCTGCGGTCTTTCCACAGCATGCGGCTGGCAAGGAAATCGGAGCCCGGCAGGATGCCTTGCAGACCGAACGTGCTGCTGTCTACACCAGCGAGGTTGGGCAGCCCGTGCATCAGCAGCCCCGCCACGTCGTGTCCAAACACCGTGTCGGCCCAGTTGCGGATCGAGATGCGCACGTCTTCTGGCTTGTCCTCGTCGCGCATGAAGTTGTTGTAGATGCCAGCGAAGGCATTCGCGAACGGCAGCCCGAGCGCGCCGCTGACCATGGCGGTGGTAGCCATCAAGCCCGCGAACTCGCGCCGCGCCTCGGTGGCGCGCTGCAGGCCCTCGGGGCTCTTGTCCTGCCCGAAAAAGCCGTCGTGTGTCGTGCGCGCGATCTGCTGCATGGTCTGCAGCGCATATTTCATGAACTGCGTGAACAGCGGTGTCAGCGGTCCGGCCACGCCATGACGCCCAGTGGCGCGATCGGTGTTTGCAGGATCGAAGTTATCCATCGCGAGGTTGATCGCACGGATCGCGTAATCGGTGCTGGTCTCCTTACCAAGCAGCCCCGGGCGTTGCTCGGCGAGCCGGAATGCGGACAGGCCCATCACAAGCCGGTTGGACATCTCCGACAGCTGCGCCGTTACCGAGGCCATGCGCAGCAGGTCTTTGTACTTGCGCGTGCCGGCGGCTTCCGCGGCTTTCATCAGCTGCTGGCTCTCACCCAGATCGAGCACACCGCGCAGGTGCAACTCTTCGAGGAACGCCTGCTCGTTGGCCGGTAGGTCCAAGTCTTTCAGCTCGATGGGCGCTCCGATCAGACCGCGCGCGCCATCCTTGGCCACCGCCGCCCTGATGGAGTTGGCCACGATCTTCATTGCCACCGGCGTCGCTCCGGCCAGTTCGCGCACCGCCTGCGCATAGCCGAACTTACTGCCAGTGATCGGGATACCTCGGTGCCACGGCTGCGCCATCGTACGCAGGAAGAACGCGGGTGACAGGCCGAGGTAGAAGCTGTGCGAAAGCGACGTCGCCGCACTCACGATGGAATTGCCCGTGGGCTTCATCATGTCGGCAAAGCGCTTGCCAATTTCGCTGTCCACCTGCTGCGCACGAACGCGGCCTTCGAGGCTGCCAGTCTTATTGAGCTGCTCGATTGCTTCGCTGCGCTGGCGGGCCGCGTCCATGTACGCGCGGTTGGTGTAAAGCCCTGCGGTCTCGTGTACCGCGGCGCCCGCGCGCCGCGCGAAGCTGTTGGCGAAATTGGCGTCGTAGCCCGGCACACCGCGGCGCTGCATGTTCGCGGATCGCGCGGCCGTCTCGGGCAGCATCGACATCACCTGCCGCGCGATCGACGCCTTCATCAGCGCCGCCTGATCGGCGCGCAGGCCGGGCGTATTGGCCACCGTGTCGTCGAGGCTGGAAAGCAGCGAGCGCAGCGCAGGGGCCACGCCGCTCGCCTCGTTGGGGTGCTCGGCCAGCAGGCCATACGACGAGCCGGACTCGATCTTGTCCTGCCCTGCAAGCAACAGCCTGTCGTGCAGCGCGCGAGCCTCGTCGATCGAATCGACCCGGAAGAACGCGTGGGAGTCACCTCGCGTCAGATCGCCCACCACCTTGTTGGTGCCTTCAAGCGCCTTCTGGATGCGCGCGTTCGCTGCGGCATCGACCCCCTTGAAGTTCAACTTGACGAAATAGTCGCCGTCGCGTCCGAGGCTGAAGTACGGGTTTTTCACCTGCGCGAAATACAGATCGGCAAGCGCCTTCATGTGTTCGCGAAGGGGTGTGCCTACCGGCAGCTGCGCGGCAGCTTGAAACGCATTGGCCAGCCGCTGCCCCAGCACTGCAGACGCGCCGTCCGCAAAGCGCACCGGGTCCGGGTTCTTCGCCGTGCGCAGCGAGCGGTCCATGAAGTCCAGCAGGGGCGAGTGCTGCGCTGCGAACGTGCTCTCCAGTGTGGTGGCCTTCACCTGCGCCTGCAGCTGCGCGAGCCGCGCATCGGCCGGGTCCATGCGCTGCAGTTCCGCTGCAAGACGCCGTGCCACGCCAGCTCGCGCATCCATGATGTTGGCCGCGAGCGTGGAGACCTTGTTGATCAGGGCCGCACGGTTCAACCGTTCGCCGTCTTCCAGCGCCTTGGCCAGCTCCGGATGCTGGCGCTGCAGCTGCGTGAAGCGGCGGTGAATCTCGTCCATGTACGGCTTGTCGGCCGCATTGAGCGTCGGGTCCGCGGCGATGTTGTCGCGACCGTTCTTGCGGTAGTCGAAGCCCACGCGGCTTGCCTCGCCGCCGATGATGGCCATCTCGCGCTGCAGCTGCTGCGCCTTGGCAGCATCGCCCGTTTCGCGCAGCGAGCGCTCCAAGGCGCCGATGTATCGGGAGCCGGCGAGATTGAGATGCTCGGATGCCACCCGGTGCGACGTGTTGGCCGCCTGAAAGGCATCCACACCGCGCGAGAAGCCGCTGGCCACCATCTCGGGGATACCGCGAATCTGGTGCGCGATGAAGTCCACCGTCTTCAGCGGCAGCACCGCAGCGAACGCTTTCTCGGAGAGCTTCGCGAACGGCGTGCGCTCGTTGTCGGCGGCCATGATCACGCGATTCAGTGCGCCCGTGAACGCATCCGCCGCGTGTGCCGGCGTGCTGGAGAAATCGGCCGCAATACGGTTCTCGGAGAAGAACGGCTCCGATGCGTCGAGCGCGCGCTCCAGCAGGGGACTCTCGCGCTCACTCATCCCCAACAAGCGACGGATTGCGTTGACGACACGGCCCCAGAGCGTGGGGGCCTGCTTGAGAAATTCGCGGAACTGTGCGTTCGCGTGCAGTTCGGCGACGAACTCGCGCACATCGGTCATGCCGTATTGGCCGTCAGCCCCCGGAAGACGCGCCGCCTCGTGCATCGCCTGAGTGAGATCGAGCGCCGCAGCCTTCAGCTGCGCGTCGCGCTGATCGATGACTTTTGCACCTCTCAGTAGCTGCGCCGCTCGATCGAGCTGCGAGACCGTCGCTGCGTGCGTCGCCTCGTGCAAGAGCGTCGATTCGGACGCGGCATTGATCCGGATCATGTTGTCGCGATGGTTGTACGTCGCGACCTGAAGCAGCGGAGCGCCGTCATTCGAGGTGCCTACCGTTAGGACTTCCCGACCGGCGACGATGCCGGTTTCAGGCAGCAACTTCTCCAGCTTCGCTGCCAGCTCGCGCACCCACGGGTGCGAGCCATTTTCCGACAGGTGCGCGAGCACGTCGGCAACCTTGTGCGAATACGCAGCCGGCACCAGCAGCGCCGGATTCACCTGATCGGGGTGCTCCATCGTCGGGCCGCCGAGGCGCGAGAGGATTTCATCAGTGCCCGTCGTGCCGCGTTTTGTTCGCGTGTACGGCTTGCTGGCTTCGTACACGAAGTGCGAGATGAAGTTGACGTACGCCGCATCGGAAGGCGACGCCTTGCCTTCCGTGTACGCGCCGATGGAGTGCGCCGCGCCGGTCAGGTCGTTGAAGCGCTCCTGCTCCAGCGGCGAGAGCTTCTCACCAGCGCGCATGCGCGCCGTGAACTCGGCGCGCAGCGCTGCAATCCTGTCAGCGGTTTCATCCGCCAGCTCAGACAGGCTGCGCACACCGGAGTCGCCTTGGAACTCCTCGTTGCTCGGGGGTGGCGCCGCTTCTTTCTCGGCCTGTGCACGAGCGCGCGCGTCGCGCCGCTCGGACAACGTCATCTTGGCTTTCGAGACCTTCGGCGGCTTGGGCGGAATGTTATCGGGCATGCCCGACACGCCCGGCGGCCGCGGCGCGATGTTCTCGCCAAGAGCAGCCGCTTGCGCAGGCGGCTCGCCCAACGCGTCGGCAGCATCCAGCTCCTTGGCCTTGGGTTCCACTGCGGCGAGGTGATCGAGCTTGGTCTGCAGCTGCTCGGCCTTCGCCTCGTCAGGATGTGCCACCAGATCGGCGGCTTCGGCCTGTGCGCGATCGCGCAGCTGTCCCAGCACTTCCACACGCGTGGCCCCGGGCTGCTTGAGCCCTTCGAGTACCGCCTGCCGGCCTGTCTGGGTGCCGGGCTCCGCGGCCACCTGCGTGTCGGTCTTGGCCGCGGCCGCTTCCGTTTTTTCGACTGGAACCGGCTCGGGCTCCTTGGCGGGCATCTCGGCTTGCAACTTGTCCGCGAGCATCGACATGCGGTCGCGCATGCCTTGGCTGACTTTTTTGTCATCGGCCACAGAACGGATCGCGTCGATCTGCTCCTGATGCGTAGCCATCTTGTCGATGCCCAGCGCGTCGAGGCGCTTCTCGAAAGGCACCCGGGCCTGCGCCTTGGTGTCCATGTCGTTAGCGGCCATCGCCTCGTGCCAGTCGGCAACGAGCGCGTCTTTCGTCTTCGGGGCATTCACATCCGGCTTCAGTTCACCGCGCTCGGCCGCCTGAGCCAGTGCCTCGCCGTGCGCAATGTTCTGAATCGCGTCAAGCTGCGCCTTCTTGGTGGCCTCTTGCTGCGCGAACGCGGCGTCGACGTCGCGCTTTTTCAGCGCCTCGGTCATCGCTGCCGCCATGGCCGGAACGCCCGGTGTGGACTCTGCCTGCGTATCTACGGGCGGCGGGTTGCGCGGCGTCGTCGCGGCAGCCTCTTCGCTCGCGCGCTGTTGCGCGAGCGACTCTTGCAGCTTGTCGTACGCGTCCGCGTCCTGCCGCATCAGGTCACGCTGCGTGTCCGGACTGGCGAGATAGTCCCGATACGCCTTGGCGCGTTCCTGCCCCTTCAGGTCTTTGGCCGCGTCGCTGGCATAGAAGTCCTTGCGAGACATCGGCGCAGCCGGCGCCACGCCACCATCGGCCAGCGCCTGCTTCACCTGCGCGTGTAGATCGAGTGCGTCCTTCGGGATCGAGTTGTCGACTTCCTGCGCACCGTACCCAAGCAGCTTTGCGCGTGCAGCGACTTGCTGGTCTTCCGGCAAACCTGCAACGTAGTTTTCGACATCGGAGCGAAACCCCGTAGTGCCATCGGGGAACACCACCATCTGGCCAGCCTGTGGGTCGCGTCCGAGCAGCGGAGGGCCACTCGGTTGGGGTTGCACTGGCGCAGGCGCTTCTGGCTCCGGCATCGGAACCGTGACCGCCCCGGGCTGTAGCAAGCTGCTGTCCACGTCCATGTGCAGCCTGTGCTGGATTGCGATGTTGGCGTTCAGCCTGAACGCGCCTGCCGCTTGCGGATCGACCTTCTGCAGCGCCGCGGCGTACTCGCCCGCCAGCTGGGAGCGAATCTCGGGCGGGCTGTCGCCGTTGGCCAGAGTAAACGTGCGGGTCTGCGCGGAACGCACCGCGGCGGCCCGCGCAACAAGCCCGAGCGGTGTCATGAGCGCCGTCATGCCCAGCGACGCGCCGATCGTGTCTTTCGCCGCCTCTGCCGGCGATGTGTTGTCGATGCCGTAGTTGTTCTCGATGGCGGCACTTGTCGCCGCCTGCGCTGCGTTCAGGCCCACAGCCTCGCCGACCGAAAGCGGCAACTGCTTCAGGAACGGCATAAGCGTGCCGTTCGTGCCGGTAAGCGCGGCCATCGTCTCTTGCGCGAGCGGGGCGCCTTCCGACTGGAAGATCGACCCCATGGCCTGCCCGAAACGCCCGAGCAGCTTTCCGCCCACGAAGCCGAGGGCGGTCTGGGAAGCGAAGGTCTGCGCTGCGTTCAGGCGCGCCGCGGTCTGGGCCACATCGGGTGCCACGCCTGCCTTCTCGGCTTTCTCCAGCGTGGCTTGCCCCTGCTGCGCGCCGAACAGCGCACCGGCACCTGCAATCGCTGCACCACCTGCGAGGAGCGGAGAGGCCCCCAGCGCGCTGGCACCGGCACCGATAGCCAGCGGTACCCCAGCGGCCGGCGCCAACATCTCGGCACCAGATGCCAGTGCGTTGGTAACCATGCCGTGCTCGCCGGGCTGCAGCATCAACCCCGGCGCTTGCCCGCGCTCGGTCGCATTGTCGATGAGCGCACGAGCAAACTCGTGCACACCGCTGCCCGGTGTGGTGGCGTACTGAAGCGCCTGACCAGCGAGAGTGGGCAGCCCTACGAGCGCGCCGCGCGCGAGGCCCGTTGCGACTTCTGCGACAGGCCCGCGTGGTGGTGCGGGCGGCACCGGCACCGCTTGGCTTGGGTCGAACTGCCCGGGGGCTAGTGTCGCTTGGCTCGGATCGAACTCGGCCATTTACTTCACCGGCAGCCAGATGTCGTTGCCGGCTGCATCCTTACCACCATACTTGCGCTGCTCGCCACCGGACTGGTAGATCATGTCTTTCACATAGGTTTTCGGCTTGCTCGCGCTGATGGGGGTAATCGGCGATGCCCCTACTCGTGCTCCGTATGTCGTGGTCGTCCCCATCGGCATGCCGCCGGGGCCGTACGTCGTCTCTGTTCCAATGGGCTGCGCAGTGTTGTCGAACTCGTGCTGTTTCTCGCCAAGTTCTGCGCTCCTCAAACTCATCTGCGTCGCAGCATTGAGGGCAGTTTGTCGAGTCCCGAAAGTACCCGTGTTGATCGCGTTAGCCCCACTCACGTTCTCGCGCGCCGGGTCCATGTTGCCGAACGCGTGCATGAGCGACTGCAGGTGACCACCCGCATTGCGCGGATCGCCGTAACTGGAAGCAGCTTGCATCAGGATCGGCAAAATCCTCTGCACGTACGCCACGTGCTGGTCGATCCCTGCCTGTGTTGCAAGTGTGGGATCGATGATGCCGCCCCCCGTCGCACCGGCAGCCTGCGCAGGCGTCGGCGGGGATGCCGGTGCTGGTGCAGGCGCCTGCATCGTCAGCGTCTTGCCCGCCGTGCCATCGGCGTTCAGCGTCGTCTTGGTGATGCTTCCAACCGGCGATACCGCCCCGCCGGTCAGTGGCGCCGGGGCCGCAGCTGCTGCAGGCGAGGCTACGTTCGTGCTCGGCGTCGCCGATAGTGCGGGCGCAGGCGCAGGCACGACCGGCGGCGGCGCAGTCTTGGGCATCGCCGCCGTGGCCGCATCGCCCCAGTTGCCGCCCACGGAGCCCGTGTTCTTCGCCAGCACATCGGAGAACGGCGTCATCGAGGTGCTGTCGCCCGTGGGGCCGAACGCCTGCTTGGGGATGTAGGGGATGTTGGTGCCCACCGGCAGCACCGTGTTCACCCCGCGGATTGCGGAATTGGCCGCGCCGAAAATCGCGCGCCACGGTAACGTGGTGACATCCTTGGCTGCCGCGATAGGGGTGGCCAACGCCGCCCGATCCGCGAGCTTTTGCGTGTCTTGGGGAGAAAGAACGTCGGCCATGGCCATTCCTCTACGGGTTGTACTGCGTGATCGTTTCGGTAATCGTCGACGAGCTGTCCTGCGCGGAGACTTGCGCCGACAGGTTGGTGGAGTTGTTCGCTTGGTAGCCCTCGGAGGCAGAGCCCTGCGCGTGCATGCCAGCGGAGAAGTTGAACCCCGCGAGCGCCGATCCGGCCACCTGCGCGGAGACCTGCCCGCCGGACTTGGCGGCTTCGACGAGCAGCGAAAGCTGCTGCATGAACTTTTGCAGGTTCGCCTTCAGCACCTCGACATCGGCATTGAGCTGCGCGATCGCAACATCTGCCTGCGCCTTGTACTGGGTCACCTCGGCGTTCACCCGCGTGCCTTCGCCGCGGGCTGCAACGTCGAACACATTGGCGCGCGTACTGTAGGTCTGGTTGCGTGCGCTAACCCGCGTTCCTTCAGCTTCGCTGAGCACGCGGAACACGTCGGCGCCTGTCTTGTAGACCTCCAGCGGCACGCGCTGTTTGATATCAAGTTCGATCTTCTTGGACTCGACCTGCGCGGTGACGCCTGCGCTGTAGCCTTGCACTTGCTGCCCGTACGCTTCGGCCAGCGTCTTGAAGATGTCCGACTTGATTTGCTCACCCTGCATCAGCGTGGCAAAGCCTTGGTACTCCGTGGCCTTGGCACGCACACGCGCCTCGTAGCCAGAAACCAGCGCAGCGAACGCTTCGATCTGGGTCTTGTTGACCGTCGCCTGCGCATTCGCTGCAGCGACTTCCGCCGTGAACAGATCGATGATCGTACGCAGCGCTCCAACGCGCTGCGTGTAGATGCTGATTGCCTGCTCGTTGATCGTGCCGATCAGGCGTTGCGCCTCGATCTCGGACTTGTAGACCTCCAGCTTAGCCAGCTCGGCCTGCAGTGTTTCACGGAATGCCTGCACCTGCGCGTTGTATGCCTCGACGTCGTGCCCGTACCGCGCCACCACTTCGCGAAAGATGTCGATCGCGACTTGCTGTGCGAACTTTGCAGCTTCCAGCGCGCGTGCTGCGATCATCCCTTGGTACTGGATGAATCCCTCTTCGAGCTTCCACGCCTGTTCCATCGCGAAGCGACGGTTCGTTTGCTCCAGATTGGCCTGCGCGATCATGATCTCACGCGACTTGCCAACCAGCGTGCTTTGCTGCTCCTGCAGCGCGTCACCAATCTCAATGGCCATCGCACCCGGGGGGCGCGTGAAGCCGGAACGTGCGAAGTCGCGCACCACCGACTCAATCTTGCGATTGGTGATGACCGTCTCGCGCTGGCGCTCGCGCTCGAAAAGAGCCGCTTCAACAGTCGGGTCAAGCCCCGTATTCGTTCCGGATACCCACGTCTGCAAGATCGTGCGCAGGCTGGTCAGCAGCGTGGAGGTGTAGGCCGTCTCGTTGAAACCAAACACGTTGCCCGGCGCCGTGGGTGCCGTGGGCGCCACGGCCGTGAACGACGGTAGATCGAGCAGCGGCGCTGTCGGCACGTTGATCGGCAGCAGCGACGGCACATCGGGCAGCGTCAGCGTCGGCGAGGTGGGCAGCGACACCGAGTCCAGTGTTGGTGCTGCCGGCGGCGACATGTCCAGCGGTGTAGGAACCGCGGGGGGCGTGAACGTCGGCGCGGCCGCCGTGAACGAAGGCACCGTGCCAACACTCAGGGGAGTCACGGCAGTACCGGTGAATCCTGCCGGTGCGCTGGGAGACACGAACGCAAGGTCCGTGGGCTCCACCGGAGCTGCCGGCATCGTGAAGGGCGTGATCGTCGTGTTGATCGTGCCGATCGCGGGAACACTGGCGAACGACACCGCTGCAACTTGCACCGCGATCGCACGCATCTGGTCGAGAAACCCCGACGCTTGTGCCACCATCTCGCGTGCGAACGCCTGCGATGAATCGAGCCCTGCGTTGACGACAGACTGAACCGACGCGATCGTGGATGCTGCGGTGTTGTCGAACGGCTGCGGGGATACCGTGATATTGACGTTAGGCACGCGGGCCCTCCTGCAGAGCTACGGCATTGTATGGAACTTTTGGCCAACTGAACAGTTCGGTCATCGAGGGCTCATCCCACAGTGGCAACATCGTTGAACCAGAGGTTGCTGCTATTCAGTTGCAGGACAACTTGGCCCTTGAACCACAGCACCACCCACGAAGTCGATCCGTCGTTTACGTCCCCGATGGTCGTGCCGTCATCAGTGACGTGATTGCCCTCCCCGAAGGTGCAGCCCGCGGGGAGTGGAAGAAACTTCACGCCACCGTTTTCCGTCCACGCCCACGGCCGGCCGGTGTCATTCGTGCCGCCACAAGTAGCCGTGCCACCATACGACACGCCATCGGTGTAAAGCTCGCCAACCGGGTGAATGGTGAATAGCGTCGGGGTCCAGCGCACTTGTGCCAAGGTTGTCCCACCTTGCGTGCCAACGTCATCGAGCACCGCTCCGTTGCTGCCGATCCACGGGCTGGCAGCATTCGGGTTTGGTATCCCGGCTGGCAGCTCCATCCACTGCACTCCAGTCGACACCGAGTACCGCATCGGCCTTTGGTCCGCGCCAAACGCGAAACCTGAGAAAAAGCCGCTGTTGTAGTAATACCCTTCAGGCTCCCATCCTGCGACCCACTTGCCGTCGATCGACACCCACGACAGAGCCACTGTGGACGAAATCGTCTGCAAAGGAACCGTGAGCTGTAGTGTGCTGCTCGGGGTGTTATACATCCCGTGAATAGCCACCGTCATTCGATCCGTCGAGCCGTCCCACGAAAACACAAGTTGCGTCTGATAGGCGAAAGCGCTCGAATAGCTCAAGTTGTATGTCGTGCCTGCGAGCCCGGTTGAAGCGCTGAAGGGTCCGTAGATAGTTGCATACGTTACTGTCGGTGGAGTCGGCGTCGGGTAGTTCGCAATGTCCGGGGACTGCGAGGCGATGAACGACATCCACTCATCGAGTGTCAGGTCGTCTCTGTAGTACACGTTATTTGGCGGGCCGCCCCACACACCTACTGTCGAAACAGTCGCACCGTCATTGATCTCAAATACAGCCATCGCAGGGATGGTGAGAGCGCCGTAGCCCGGCGAAGAAAATTGCTGCCACTCTTGAACAGCCACGCGCACCGTATGCGGGTAAGGGTTGCGAATCGGAATCGACGGCAAAGAGGGAATGACTGGTACGCCGGCGGCGAAGTCCCAGACAAGCGCCGAGCCGCTGAAGACTCGCCCCATCGGATCGAAGAAATTCCAAGTGATCCCGCTGCGGTGAAGCACCCACGCTCCACTGACCTGTTTCCACCACACGACCTCGTCGTAGCTGCCGTTGTGGAGCCACCCAACCACTGCTACCAGCACACCGCTTTTCGTAATGATCGAAGTTGCTTCCCCATCGGCACCAAACCCACCATCGGGCAAGAGCGTCGCGCCGGCACTCGTCCAGAGCGTCGGCTTCGAGAACGTCGCGATGACTTGGTATCCAGCAACGAACCAACGCGCCCCCGGTGATGTCGGCTGCGTCTCGGAAAGACCCTGCTGCGCAGCGCCCGCACTTTCCGTCGCGGTGACCGGCGGCGTGATTCTCACGATGTCGTTGCCTGCGATCGAGCTGCAGCGAATAGTCGCGCCGTCCGGCAGCACGACTACGCGGGTGTGCGCGACACTGGCGCCCAACTGCATGAGATTTTTCAGGATGCCCAGCTGCGTGCGCGCAACACCGACATACTGCATCGACGCTGCGCGCTCCTCGGGGGACTCTCCAAAGAAGAAATGAATCCCGCTGAGATACTCACGCATCGCCGCCACCGACACGGCGCGGCAACTTGATCAGCTTGGGCTCGACGATATCAAGACTGAAATCGCTGCCGTCGCGGTTGCGGATTTCAAACTGCCAGTAGCGCGCTTCCAGCCCGCGCCCGAGCTTCACATGCGCGCCATGCAGCCCCGGATCGCTTGGCGCTGCGATCGCATAGTCGCGCGTCCAGCGCTCGTCGGTAATCACGCGCAGCAGCATGCGCCCGCTGGCCCGCATGCCGATGTAGACGCGCTCGACGCGCTTCAAGTGCGAAGTGCCGAAGTCGGTAATACCGACACGGGCAGCAGACTGGATGGGCGCCCCGTTGTCCGTCGACCCGGACAGCGTGAACACGCCAGCATCACTCGCGCCCAAGAACACGCCGTTGAACGCCGCGAAGGAGTTGAAGGGGTAGTTCGTGTATTGCGTCAGCGCCTGCCGCTCGGTGTGCATGACAAGAGCCATCGAGCCGCCGATGCGCGTCGGCACCCCCACCATGTGCAGATACATCGCCGGCAGCGCCAGCGCAAACGACCCGCTCAAGGGCCCGTAGCCCGTCATCCCCAGCCGGAAGGGCGGCAGCTGCAGCGCCACGACCCCCGCCGTGCCGGTGGCGCCGGACAGGGACATCGCCGCACCGCGCAGCGCCAGCGCCAACCGACCGCTGGTGGCCGTGACACCCGCGAACGCGAAGGGCGCTGGCGGCAGCGCAATCGCGAGATCGCCGACACTGGGGACCGCCGATGCCAGCGCTACGCGCAGCGGTGGCAGCGCGAGCCTCAGATCGCCGACTTCGGCCGTGGCTCCTGTCAGCGCAAGGCTAAAGGCCGGGAGTGCCAGTGCGAACCGATCGGGGCCCTGCATCGACAGCTGCAGGGGCGGGAACGTAAGATCGAACGTGCCGACGCTCGGCACCACGCCTGTCGCCGAAACCCGCGGCGCGGGCAGGCGCAGCTGCAGATCGCCCGCTTGCGCGGAGATGCCTGCCATCGATACGCGGAAGGCTGGCAGGCGCAGCCGCATCGACTGCGGTGTGGATGCGACCCCGAGTGTCCCCAGCCCGACCGACAGGCTGACGCCGGTCAGCCTGATCGAGACATTGGCTTTGACAGTCCCAGTCGCACTGGTGACGGCTACGCCGGTCAGTGCGGGCATAGGCTAGTCCTTACGCCGACGTCGGAACGGTCCCCGTCCCCGACTGGATGACGGTCGGCACGCTGACCGCGAAGTTGGTGTTGTTCAAGCTCAGCTCCGCGCCCGCGGTAGCAACCGCGCCATCGACACGCAGCTTGGTGCCGGTAGTGTCGAGCGCCCCAGCATCAGCCACGCTGCCGTAGAAGCGGAACCAACCGGCCAGCCCGGCGGCGGCGTTGACACCCGACCACGTTTGGCCGGAGCGCTTGGAAATAACACCGGCCGCCGCGGCGCTGAACTTCAGCCCGTTGACCGCCGTGACGCCGCCTGAGAAGTTGACGTACGACGCGGTGATCGTGGTGAGCGTCGCCGACACCGCCGTTCCGTTAATGTTCGCGCCTTGCCCCGGCAGCGGAGTGAGCGTGATCACCGCACCCACAGCGTTCGCGGTGAAACCCGGCTCGATGTTGTTGGCGTTGATCTGCGCTGCAACATCCGAGGCAGTCTGGGAGAGTGTGGAGTTGAAAGGCACCGCACCACCAAGGATGTCGTTGCCGCCAACCGTCACCGTGTTCACCGACCCGCTCGCGCCGCCCGTAAGCGTCACCGTCGCGGTGGCCAGCACTTCAGCGGTTCGCGCCTGCGAATTGTCGGTGATCGTGCACAGCAGCGTGCCGGTCTCGGCCGCGTCCGCGGAGGCGGGCTGCGTGCCGGTGAAAATCTTCATGCACCCACCATTGAGTGCGTCGGCATACCCACCGTACTTCGCGATGAAGTTTGCCATCCCTGTGGAGATTCGCGTCGTCATGGTGTGGCTCCTATAAGTTTGCCGTTGCGATAAACCTGTTCACGGTCGGCATGAACAACGCCGCGCCCTGCCCCGTCGCAGGAAAAGTAAACGTAGAACGCGTGAGATTATTAATCATCAAGTCCGGCATGCCAACACACACTCCCTGCGTGGAAAGCCACATTGGGAGTCGCTGCACACCAGCCTCGCCTTTATGAAAGAGCGCGCCGTCAACATAGTCCATGGCGCCGAACACCGCCCCGTATTCCGCCTTGGCCACGTACTGCCACGCGTCCGTGTCGGTGCCGGCGATGATGCCGGTGGAGCGATCCGTGCCAATGAAAATGCCGCTTTCGCGGCTCGGGCCGTCGTTGCGATCCTTCGCGTCGAACGGTGCAAGCAACGTGATGCGCCCATCGAGTTGAACGTAACGCCGCAAATTGAACCGCTCGTAGGCGTACGCGTCGGAGATGTAGAGCGTGTCTTCCGCGGCCACGAGCATCTGGCCGCGGAAGAAAGCAACCAGCTGCCCCGCGGGCGCCGGTTGGCGAAACTGGGTCTTTAGCGGATACGACAGCGCGCTCGGATCGCTCGTCCACGTGAGGCTGGTCTGGGCGTTGTTCATGGCCACAGCCTCGAACGGCACTTCCGCATTCGGCGGCGACAGGTACAAGACCTTGCCGACAACATCAGGATGTGCGGACACCGGAAGCGCGAACACGATCCCGCTGTTGTAGCCGAGCGTGATCTGGCCACACAGCGCTGCGCCAGACTCCTGCCCATCACCGCGCAGCCACGTCATCGTGAACTGGTACGTGCCGGCAGGCATGGAGCCGGACGTCGCCGACGCATCGGGCGCGGGCGCTTGCGGCAGACCCCAGCTGCGTGCGGCGCCGTTTTCGTACACGCCGACATCCTGCCCGTTGCTGTAGTAGACCCTGTTGCCGACGCGTTCGTACGACATGCGCGCGTTGCTGGCAAGGCTCGTGACGAAGACCTCGCTCCAGTCAGGCATGATGCGGTACAGCGCCTGCGCGCGCACCCGAAAGCACATCTCCTGCAACTGATCCGACCACAACGAGTGCGACGCCTGTGCGAAAAGGGATGCGTAGCCCGCGCGCCGCGTGATGCGTCCGGACTTGTCGATATCGATGTTGTCCCCAACGGTCAGATCGCCAAGATCGAAGCGCTCTGGCGTCACGTCACTGCGCAGGCCGTTGAAGGCCGTGTACGCGACGACGTCTTGGTCACGCTGCAGCTGTTGTGTCGCCATGATCAGCGCACCCAGCTAAAGCCGTTGGTACCGTAATTCAGGCCGGTGCCCACCAGCACCTTGCGCTTGGTCTCGCGAATGGCACGCGCCACTGCTTTCTCGAACGCTTCTTCGTGAGTGCCGGCACTGGTCGCAGAGCCTGCATCGCCGTCATGGTTGGCCTTGGCGCGGTACGCCGCCCACTGCAGCACATCGAGCTGGTAGTCGCGCGGCAGCTCGGAGGGCCGTTCGAGATCGTCGAGGCTGTAGCAGTCGCGCGGCAGTCGCACGACCCGCATGTTCACCACGAGCCCGTCCGACGCGGTATCCGGTACCGGGTAGATCGACGCCGTCACCCGGTTCTGCGAGGCGTACACCAGCGTCTCGTCGGTGTAGATGGCGATCGGCGGCCCAGCCGTCGACGTGTCGTTGGAGATCGTCTCGAAGTTGATGACCTCTCGCACCTTCGGCGGCTGCACGAGGGCGTGGCCGCCACGATACAGGTCCGTGGGTTGGGTCGCTGCGCGAGCGGAAACCAGTGCGATGACCTGTTCGTGCAGCGGGTAATCGCGCACGCCGACCTTGAGCGTGATCCGGCAAAACTCAGGAGTGTTGCCATCACGCAGGATCAGGGTCTCTCGTGTGAAACGCCGCTCCCCTTCGCCGATGTAGCGAAGCAGCGTTTCATCCGTCCAAAGGCGATCAGACTCCCCGGCGATGATGTCGCTGGTGTCGCGCAGGATATTGCCGCGCAATTCGTCCAGCTGCTCGCCGAGGTTCATGCCTTACTCGTCGCTCGTGCGCACGACGCGATACGGGAAGCGCAGCCGGTCGCGGTACCCGATCACGTTGCGGTTTTCGTCACACACCGGAATCGACGTGATCGCGTGGTCGAGCACGTCGAGCAGCGAGATCGGTGCGTCCATTTCCATGCCCGACTGCAGCAGGAAGGGGCGCCCGTCGACCGAAGCGAACTGCCCGCCGGGCGGGATCGCGTCGTTGTCTTCGAGAATGATTTTCACGCGCCGCTCGTTGACCGGCGCTTGTGGCAGCGGCTGCGCAGCGGCAGCGGCTTGCAGCGCCTCGTCCCCGATCTTGGGAATGCTGGCGGCCGCGGCACCCGCGATCTGCACCACCCCGGGCATGAGCGCGAGAAGCGCTGCAACTTGCTGCTGCAGTGCCGCCAGCTGCGTGGGGATGTCCCCCGCCATGCCGGGCGGGGGAAGCGGAGGAAGTTCGTGTACTTCGTCATCTGCCCCGAGATTCGGCGCCAAGTCGGCGACGGAAGGAGCAGCACTGGCGGTTGTGGTTTCGGCGTTCATCAATCGTCCTCGTCGTTGTCTGCGGATGTTGCAGCCTTGAAGGCCGCGGCGAACTCGTCCTCTTCGATGGGCGCGAGCTTGTCGAGGATGGAGGTCAAGAACGTCCCCACCTCCTCGGCATTCTTGAAGGCGTAGCTGCGCATCGGGTCTTGCCAGCTGGATCGCGGCTTCACGTTTTCAGCCGCGATTTTTGGGTCGCGGATTTCCACCTCGTAGCCGTTGGCCATCTTCTCGATGCGCGCGATGCAGTCGCTCATGGGGATCGCCTCACTGTAGGCCATAGGGGTCACCCCCAAAAAGGGGGACGGGTGCCACCCCCGTCCCCAACGCCGTTGATCAGCCGATCGCTTCCCACGAGAAGCGCTTGGACGCCACCATGGTCGTGGCGCTGAGCGTGAATGATCCGTCCGTGTTCACGAGGATGCCGTTCGTCTTCTCGAACGTGCGCGTGCCGGCCGCAACCGTGTGCAGCGACGATGCGGTGTTGTTCCACAGCGCGCCGTAGTTCGTGTCGGTCACGCCTGCGTCCGCATCGAGCTTGGCGTCGATGCCAACGATCGCAGCACGCAGCGCGACGACCGTCGCCGCCGGGGCACCGTAAAGCGCCGTGTAGTTCGTGTCGGTCACGCCCGCGTCGGCATCGAGCTTGGCCGTCAGCACGCCGACAGCCGCGACCAGATCGCTGAGCGCCGCCGAAGCCGGGGCGGTGAGCGTTCCGTAGTTCGTGTCGGTCACGCCTGCGTCGGCATCGAGCTTGGCAGCGATGCCGATGAGGGCTTCGTAGATGGACATCTCGTCCATCCCGTCGTACCACTCATCGCTGATGCGATCGGTCACGTTGTGGAAGCGCACGATACGCGGCATGAAGCCGGGCGTGATCGTGAGTGCGGCTGCCGTCGCCGAGGAGGTGACGATTTCGCCAACCGTGTGGTTGAACACGGTGGCTGCGTTGGACTTCACGTTGTTCAGAGTGGGCATGGTGTTGCTCCGGAAGTTGCGGGATGTGGACCGTCACACCGCTTAGGCGGTGGCGGCAACCTCCAGACGCGCGATCCACGCGTCGTTGAGGATCACGCAGGCCGTGTACGCCTTCCAGCCCACGGTGCCGCGTTGGCCGAGCGGGTCGCCCGGTGCCGGCTTCGGGTTCACCACCATCGGGGTGAGCGAGTCCTTGCCCTTCAGCGGCACGATGCCGTACGCATCGCGTGCGAGGTACAGGATCGGGTAGACGTCGGCGCTCGTGCCGCTCGTGGAGCGCATCGAGCCCTTGGCGCCGCCCGCATCCGCCCACGGTGCGAAGATCGTGCTGTTCAGGTAACGCACCATCTCCACTGAACCCGTCTCGTTCTCGAACGGGGTCACGGTGCCGTACTGCTTCGGGTTGATGTACCCGGTCATGTTGCGGATGTCCGAATCGAGATCAGGGTGATGCAGGCCGATGAAGGCCGCTTCCACCGGCTCCGTGCGGAAGTCCGGGGTCGACTTGACGACCGTGGTGATGCGCTTGGCGTTCTGACGCAGCAGCGACGTGGTCACGCTGCGCTGCATCGCCAGCGTGATGGCCGTGTTGACCGCGCTGCGTGCGCCACCGTTGGCGTAGAACACGTTCAGGCCGGCCTTCAGGACGTTGAAGCGGATCGTCTCGATCGTCTGCGCGGCCGACTCGCCCATGACCTCGGTCATCTGGTTGAGGATCGGGTCTTCGTGCGTGTCGAGGATCACGTCGGTGATCGTGATGAAGTCACCGTACTGCTGCATCGTCACGCTGTAGTCTTGGTTCGCAAGACGACGGCCGGAAGGCGTGACGCCTTCGACCAGCGGCGTGATCGCCACGGGCGTGTTGAAGCTGTTGATCGCCGAGCCGGTGTTCACCTGACCCGCGGAGCCAGTGGCGCCTGCGAGGAAGTAGCGGCGGAACTTGGCCACCTGCGTGCGGTTGGTCGGCAGCACGTACGTCTGGCCGAACTTCTCCAGCACCATGTACGGCATGCCGCGCTTGAGGAACTGGGTGACGGCGTAGGCCGCGGTACGCGGGGAGATGTCGCCGTATTGGGTGACTTGTGCAGTCATGAATCGACTCCTAGACGAAGGGTTGAGAACCGCGGGTCAAAAAGTTTCCGCTTTCTTTCCGCAGTGCCCATGTCCCGCTTGTCTAGGACTGGTGCAGTGCCACTTGCAAGCGCGACTATATCCAACGTATTGTCGAGCTGCAAGTTTTATTTACACACCGGCGATTTTTAGGCACACAGCCTTCAGCGGCAGGCTGATATCCCGGCTGTTGATCGACACGCGCGTGGCCGTCGAAGCGAGCACGTCTTTCAGGACGGCCTTGTCTTCAAGACTGATGTTCGACGCGTTGATGTCGGTCGCAGTCGCTGTACCGGCGTTCACACCGGAGACGGCCTTTTTGAGTTCCGGCCCTGAGAGCAGGGAGGAATTGATTTCGATTTGCGCGACGCTCATGGTGCTTCCTTTCAGGTGGATTTGGCAAATTCGGCGAACGCGGAATCGAAGTCGTTCTTGTCGACTCCTTGCGGAATTTCGGTGCGGCCCGTGGGCACAGGGCGCAGTGATGCAACTGCCGCCGCCGCTTCCGCGGACAGCGCAGCGGGTGCCGGTGCAGCAGCTGGTGCCGCAGGCGCTGCAGGAGCTGCGGGCGCTGCAGGAGCCGGGGCCGACGCTGCAGGTGCCGCCGCAGCCGGGGCCACCCAACCCGTTTCCTTCTTGAAACGCGCGATCATGTCAGCGATGTCTTGCGGCGATCCCTTGGACGCGACATCCGTGTACGCGTTCTTCAGGTACTCGGGCTGCTTGTCGATCCACGCCAGCGTGGGCTCGCGAACAGCGTCGTAGTCGGACACCAGTTCCTTGATCGCGGTGTACTGCGTGCGCGAGCCCACCGTTTGCGTGGAGGTCTCGATCGCTTCCAGTCGCGGCCCGATCTGGCCCCAGATGAACGACACCAGATCGCGATACTCTTCGCGACGCGCAAGCGCCTCGCCCGCGGCAACGTCGGCCCACTCGGTACGGTACTTGGTGAGAACCGATTTTTCCTCGGGGGTGTATAGCGGCACTTCGGCGGGTGCCGGGGCTGGTGCTGCTGGAGCCGGGGCAGACGCCGACGCAACTTGCTGCTGCAACTGTTCGATCTGTGCTCTCAGCGCCTCGACATCCGCGGCGGGTGCCGGTGCGGGTGCGGCCGGTGCAGGTGCGGCCGCTTCCGCCGCGGGTGCAGGAGCTGGTGCTGCCGGTGCAGGCGCTGGTGCTTCTGCTGCCGGTGCGGGAGCCGGTGTTGCCGGTGCAGGCGAGGCCGCCACAGGCGCGGGCGAAGGCGCAGGCGCAGCTGGCGTCGCCGTGAACTCGGCGAACGCCGAGCCGAAGGCATCATCGCTTTCGGATGCCGGGCTCGGCGCAGGGGTCGCGGCTGCGGGCGCAGCTGCCGGGGCTGCAGAAGTGGCGGCGGGGGCGGGAGCGTTTGTGGCGTCGGACATGGCTGAGCTTTGTAGTGGTTGGGGAAATTGGCGTCAAGCGTTATTTGCAAACGCTACTTGGAAGCGAAGACCTCTTTGAGTAAGTCTTCATAGACCTGTGCCTTGGATTGCGCCGCAGCGAAATCACCCGGCTGGCATCGCCGCAGCGAACGATCCGCTTCGAGAAGCCGCATCTCCAGTAGCCGCTTCAAGGCTACGAGTGCCGGTTCCAGCCGGCTGGCTCGCAGCTGGTCCACCAGCGCCATTTCCTCCGTTCGCTGGTTCTGATGCTGCTGCAGTGGGATTCCCATTGGTGGCTCCTTGGTTGGTGACGGCGAGCATGTCCGGGTTCAGGCCGCGTTCGAGCGCGTCCAGAATCACGTTGGCAGTCGTGGCTTCAGCCGAGGCGCTGTTCTTGCCCGCCTGCGCGATGTTTTTGAGCGTATCCGAGAGGATTTTGCGCACGTTGGCTTCGAGCAGCTGCTGTTGCTGCTGTTGCTGCTGCTCCTGTGCCTGTTGCGCGGCGGCGTCAGCGGCTTGCGCCTCTTCGTCGTTCATCACGATGTCCGACGAGGCCATATCGCGAACGCGAACCCGTGCGCGCAGCAGCTCCAGTGGCTTGAGATAGCGTTTTTCTTCGGGCGTGAGCGTCTGCGCAAGATTGTCGATCTGCTGGCCGAGCACTTCCTTGGCGATCAGGCTTGTTGCACCACGCGCAACGGCCGCGAACTCGCCCTTGAGCCTGTCATCGTATGCAAACTTGCGGTTGAACACGAGCAACGCACCAATAACCGACTCCGTGAACACGTCGAAATTACGCACGACGTCCTTGAATGGAAGCGCCGCATCGCCCCGCAGCATCGATGCGCCGGCAGCCGTGCGAAACGGCTCCGAAGGAGCGTTTTGTACGTCTCCACCACTTGCAGCATTGACGAACGTCTCGCTGTCGGCGAAGTCTTGGAACTGCTTGATGATGGCCTGCATCTCCGCGATGCCCGTGTCGAACTTGATGACACGCACGGCGGGGTACTGCGCGGTTGCCGGGTTGTCGTCGTCGCGGAAGATGACCATGTCCGGGTCGATCGACTGGATATCCTGATCGAGACGCAGCAGCGCGTTATTGACCTCCACGACACGCTGCACGCTGGCTTGGTCCAGCGTCATGCGCGTGGCCGCGCACACGCCCATCTGGCTGTCGCGCATAATGTTCGGCAGCGCATTACCCAGCAGGAACGTCTCATCTTCCTCGAAGATGAAGTGGTGATACTGCGGCATCTCGGCATCGGGCGTGAGCGTGACCCACGGGTCGATGTCGGCCTTGACCACCATGCCATCCGCCACCCATACGGTGGCCCGCACGTCCTCGTTGATCTTGCTGGCCGGCACGCGCGCGCCACATGCCTGCAAATCGATGCCGGAGACGTAGCCTTCCCACACGACCAGCTCGTATTTGCGCGTTTCGCTCACCGACGAATTGATCTGCACGCCCATCGAGCGCAGGTCGCTCTCGAACGAGCGGCGCTTGTAGTTGCCGTTCGGGTGCGTCGCGAGGAACTTGTCGATCTGGTCTGCGAGAAAGTCCGGCCGCAGCTTGAGCTTGACCAGCTGGTGCTTGTTCATGACCACGCGCATGAACTGCCCTTCCATCTGCTCGAACGTCTTGGCGCCCATGTCCGGGTAGTAGTCCCAGATCGGCACGAACTCGAAGCGCGGGCGCATGCACGTGTACGGCACCGCCTCCAGCTTCTGGTTCACCAGCTTCCACTTGACCATCTTCTGCTCGACGACGAACGGCCCACGCAGCAGCCCCGCGCCGTACTGGATGCCGCTGGCCAGCACCTTGCGACACAGCGCCACGTAATTGAGCGCCTTGGTGCCGCCTAGCTCCTGCAGCTGGTCTTCGATCTCGGTCTCCAGTCGCTGCGCGCGCTTTTGCGCGAAGCGCCGGATCGCCGCTTCGATCTCGTCGTCGTTAGGGACACGGTCTGGGGTCTTCTGCATCAGCGCATCAAGCACGGCCTGCAGGTCTTCCTGCGACAAGTCCGGCACCGCGGGCGCCGACACCGTCCAGTTCTTCTCTTCGACCTGAAACAGCAAGTTCATCAGCCGCGAGAGCATCGAGACGCACTTCACGCGCGTGAGCTTCGGGTACGCACGTGAGCGGTTGCGCGGGATCATCGACTCGATGTCCGGGTCGTAGATGCCAAGCACCTGCCGCGCGTTGCGCAGCCACTTCTGCTCGGCGATCTTGCGCATGTTCTCGTACTCGGTGAACTTGGACATGAGCATGGCGCCAAGTTTTGCCAGCGCCTCGGGGTTGGCTGGCATGCGAGTCGAGGCTTCCAACTGCATCGTTGCGGACGGCTGGGTCGCGGTGGACGGAGCGCTTGTGGCCATGGTGGTCAGTCCTGATGAGTTGCTTGGCCGCGAGTGTAGCCGTTTCGCGCCCGCCTGTAACTATCGGGCTGCATACGAATTTCGCGAGGTCGGAGCGCGCCGGGCGACCGGCCTGCGTGTGGCGCGCTCCTCGCCTGCGCGAAAATACCGGACAAGGTACGTGAACGCATCGGCCACGTGGCTGTGCATGTTCTTGTCCGGCTTGTCGCTCTTGCCATCACCGTCCTTGTTGATCGCGTAGCGGTAGCCACTGACCAGCGCGCGGCGCAGCTTCACGATGTGCGGCGCCAGTTCGAGCGCCGGCCCATCGTCGGTCAGGCGCGTCATGTAATACTGCGCCGGGTCAAGGCGCGAGGCGATCTGGTTGTTCGTGTCGAGGTGCACCTTGTAGTGCTTCTTCAGCTCCTTGACGACACTGGAGCCCTGCGTGGCCGATGACTGCTGCGCGCTGGCCGGGTCCGGCACGAACAGGATGTCGGTGATGTTCGGGTAGCGCGTGCGCAGCAGCGGCTTTAACTTCTCCGCGATCGCGCGGTCGGTCGCGTAGTCTTCCATCACCAGCTCGTCGAGGATCAGGATGCGCGCGAACGCGTCGTCGTACTGGCCCAGCACCATCGCACTGTGCTTGCCCGGGTCGTAGCCGATCACCAACGTGCGCGCGCGGTTCGCATACAGCGGCACCTTGGACACATGCAAATCTGGATTGAACATCGGGAAGACGGGCTTACCGCCCATCGAGTAGCCCCAGCACACCTCGATGTACTGCTTGACCCAGTGCTTGGTCTTGCCTTTGGCGAGGTTCGTGTAGTACGCCGCCTTGCCCGGCAGGTTGCCCACGTTCTCCGCTTCGGGTGAGAAGCCCGAGGGCTGCGTGAAGTACGTCCAGTTGGCCGGCTTTTCCTCATCGGGCGGGATCAGAGAGTGATCCTCCAGCAGCGGGTACCACCAGTCACTCTCCATGCCGGGGTTGGAGGCGCCCCACATGCCCCAGTTGGTCGCCCCGCCGTCGATCTCGGGTGGATAGCGGCCGCACCGCGCTGACAACGCCTCCACGATCGCGCGCGGAATCTGCACGAACTCGTCGATGATGGCGAACGTGACTTCCAGCGACAGCACACGATCGACGTCGTCCGGTGTGTCCAGCGGGCGGAACATGACTTCGCACTCCACGTCGCCGAAGCGCAAGATGAAGTCCTTGCTCGTGGCCTTCCACTTACCGGCCACGCCGTCCTTGAACCAGTAGTTGAAGCTCTTGATCGTCGTGTCCGCAAGCTGCGGCGCCGTGTTGCGCACGATCACGCAGCGCGAGCGGCGGATGCCGTCGATGGGGCTTTTGGCCTGCAGCTGCGCGAGATAAACGAGCTTGAAGAACACACCCGTGGTCTTGCCCGAACCCACCGGGCCCACGATCCAGTCGAGAAACAGCTCGCCGGGCCGGTAGTGCTTGATGAACTCCTTGACCGTGGGCGGCGGGGTGTATTGGAGTGTGGTCATCTCACCAGTAGTTTTTCTTCGGCGGCTCGGACACAGCCTGCGCCATCGTCAGGCCGCGGCGCAGTCGCCCGCGCAGCATCTCGACCGACAACCCTGCCTTGTATGCGATCTGGCGCAAGGTCAGTTTCTGGCCCTCGAACTCGTACAGCTTGGCGGGATTGCCCCCGCCGCGCCACGCCGCGATCGTGTCGACGGGCTGGCTCACTTTTTCGCCGGCTTGACGTTTTTCAGCGCCGGGTTGGCCTTCTTGGCCGCGGGTGATGCCCTGCGCGTTGAAGCCGCGAGGATCGCCCCCGCGGCCTTCATGCCCATGCCACCTTTCTTGGCGATCTGTTTCTGGACCATGCCGAAGCCGGGGTGTTTGGTGGCCATGGGTGTGTCCTCGTCGGTCAGGGCTGCGCGGGCGGCGGGTCTTGCGGGCGTTCCTCGATGACGAGGCGCCGGCCGCTATGGATGGTCTGCGTCGCCATCGCCGTGGGGTAGTCGATCTGCGTGTAGCTGGACTCGTCGACCCACTGGCCTTCGGCGTTTTTGAACTGGCCGGTGACGCGTACCGGATGGCTGCTGGTGTCGGCGTTTTCGATGCGAACGGACTTGGTCATGAGCGCTCCTGTGGTTAACCGAGGTTGATCTGGATGTTGAAACTATTTCCACCCGCGCCCACTTCGGCGGCCTTGGCGTCGTAGCCTGCCCACCTGACGGTGTTCTTGATCAGGTCCGCGCGCACCGCGTCCGAGGTGGCTGGGTTGGTGACCATGGCGAAAGACGTGGTGAGGAACGATTCGGCCTGCATGCGCGCCTTCATCTTGAAGGACATGCCATCGACCTTCAGTTGCTCCACCGCTTCCTGATAGGACTTGATGAAAACGGGGTGGTTGATGATCGCGGCGAACTGTTCTTTCGAGATGCCGTAGTGCGCACAGATGTCCTGCGGCGGGGCGATCTTCATGGCCAGTTCGACCGGCAGCATGGGCGGGAAGCCCAGCTCCGCGGGGTTGCGCAGTTCTGCAAGGGCGTGATCCCCCGGCATCAGTGCGGGGGCCTGCGGCAGTGTGGCAAGGGCGGTGTCGGACATGTTACGCGGCGTAGATGAGCTAGAGAATACTGGAAAAAATTTTTTGCAGCAAGAAGTCTCTGGGGGGTGGCTTTTCAGGCGGCGGATGCAACTAATTGGCCCTGCGGGATAGTTTCAATTGCAACTAATAGGTTTTGCGAGGAATTTTAAGTGTGATGTGGGGAAAATTACCCCTACCCCCACCTCTGCAACCCCCTTGTACCCCTGCGCCGCCAGAAAAGGATTCTTGCCCGCGAGTGCCTGCATGGCCCATTGGACAATCCGTTGCACCAACACGTTGTCCTGATTACTTGCAAATGTGTTTGGATGACCTATACTCTCAATGCCCGGCGCGATCTTGCACCGGGCTAACTCACTCGGAGAAATTGTCATGTTGATTCAAGTTACCACCAAGCCTGTCGCCAAGACAACCGCGATCGAAGTGTCGCAGTTCCACATGGATGTCGCGAAGATCGCGCTTCATGGCGTGCGCCAAGCTGAGACAGTCAAGCAGAAGATGTTGACGCTCGTTCGCACGCAGTATGGCGAGACGGCGCCCACCTTCGCGCAGTACAAGGCCGATCTGAAGGCCCTGAAGGCGATTGCGGCGCAGCGTAAGCTGGCGGATGCGCAGTGGCTCCATCGGCCCTACGGCGCCGCGTTGAAGGAGGCTTATGGGGCGCTGCCGGTGTCGCAAGACCCGGCCGCCGTGCTGAAGCGCGCGCAGCGTGATGCGATGCAGGCCCAGTTGAAGGCGATTCAGGAAGCGGCGAAGCAAGCGGGCACGGCGCCGAAGGCAGGCGCACCGGCCGGCGAGACGCAAGAGCGCACGCCTTCGCCCGACGAGCAGATCGAATCGGTTGTCGCGCGTCTGGGCGTCTTCGAGACGCTGGCCGCGTGCATCCGCATCCTCGAATCGGACGACGCGACGAAAGCGCAGGCCACGCACATGGCGAAGATGCTCGGACAGGCGCGCAAAGCGCAAGAGAAGGCCGACAAGGAAGCGCGCGTGAAGGCGATCACCCCGCAAGCGTAATCCGCAGTAGTTGTCAAGTGAAAGCCCCGGCTTCGGTCGGGGCTTTTTTTCGTCCGCGCGATCTGTGCGCCAACGCGTCGGACAGTCTGTTGTGGCAACAAGTTGTCCTGCGATCGCCTGCTCATAGTTGCAATGCGTGGCTATGAGCAGGCGATCGCGTGACCGTAGTATCAAAATGCGTCGTGGGCATCAAAATAGACACATGAAATCCGAAATAGAAACACGTATGCTGGAATAGCCTCACGGAAACATTTTGTACCACCTGTTTTTAAAGAACAAAATCAACAACTTACGTGCTGTTTTGGCACTGCCTGCTTTTTAAGCAATTTCCATGTTTTGCGCAGACCCAGTGTTTATGCGGGTTCCAAGGGGTCTTTCTTTCAATAAACTGATATTACTCATTAAAATGAATCTTCCAGAAGGGGTACTTATGCGAGGTTTTTCCCCGAGATTCAGATTCAATATAGGCCGCACTCCCCCTCCAACCTCTTTAATGCAACTATTAGCACCCTCATAATTGTGAATCCTCGGCGGGAAAATCCTCACGTGTTGCTCTCCCCTGCGCGAAAAGCTGCTTTTTTGCTTTTTCTGCTTATCACTAGCATCCATGCGGGTTCCCGCCCAAAATACTCTCACGTTACGTGGTGCAACTAAATACGGCTCAGCTTTTTCTGCCTAAATTTCGAGCAATTGAAGAGGCGAAGTTGACAAATCGCCTCTTCACTACTACCCTAACCTCTTCACTATCCAAGGAGCCCGATATGGGTCGAAAGATGCGCGATCTGACAGGCCAACGCTTCGGTTCCCTCGTGGCCGAGCGCCCTGCGGGCAAGGAATCCAGTGGCCATATGGCGTGGCTTTGCTACTGCGATTGCGGTAACTCGCATGTCGCGCTATCTGGGAGCTTATTGCAAGGAAAGACGAAGCGCTGCCGGGTATGCACCAAGACCAACCGTGATCCCAGCATGACCGTAGTTGTGCGCATCGATTGCTGGTACCACGGCACAGGTGTCCATGGAGGCTTCGCCGTGGCCAGCGACCCACACGGCGCTGCGCTGCTGCATACCGGGTGGACCACGACAGGGCAGCGGGTGCGCAACCCGCCATCCAGCCTCGTGCTCGCGCGCAAGGCCATGGACCTGCTGGCCGTGCAGCAGCACATTCGTCTCATGCGCGAGAAGGAAGGCTACTGCGCGTGGGCCAAGGCTGTCGGCGTGCATATCGAGGCGCACATGCTTACCCCGCTTGATCGCATGCGCGAAGTGTGGCTCGCAGCTGGAGGTGATGCGGCTGTGTGCGAGGAGCGCATCGCGCGCACGATCGCAGGCGCACAGGGACAGCTGCCCCAGACGGGCGCGCGCAAAAAGACCCTCAAAAGCCGGTTCCTGCCGGTCGTGCATTAGGTCACACCGACTTGACACAATAGCCCGAAAGTAGTACAATGGGGGTTACTGGGTCGGAAAGCAGGTGTAGCGACTCAGGGTTGTCACGACAACTTGTTGTAGCAACGAACTGTCCTCAACTCATTTACTTGTAGGGTTCGCTTCGCTAGTCCTACCCAACTTGCTAGGAGATATCTCAATGGACACCATCAAGACCAAACGAATCGTCGACGCGCGCATGATGCGCGCCGTGTCGTCCGCGACTACGGTCACGCGCGGCGTGCAGGTCGATCCGCGCGCCGCCGCGGCCCGGTCGGCAGAAGTGCAGCTGCGGGCCGCGCTGCAGGAGAGCAACCGCACGCACATCGGGCGCATGGGGAGAGCAGCATGAAGATCAAGACAGCAGAACTCGTTGGCCGCGCGCTCGACTGGGTAGTGGCCACGACCCTAAACCCGAAAGCGAAGGATGCATACACCGGTAGCATGGTGCGCAGGCCCATGTCATACACGGCGAGGCCATCCACCGACTGGGCCCAAGGCGGGCCGATTATCGAGCGGGAATGTATGACGATTTCGGCGCTATACGCGCAAAAGAACCCGCCCTCTCCTGAATACGCGCACGGGGAATGGGGTGCATACATACCATGCGGCGTGAACTCCGAAGCCGCAGGCCGAGGCCCCACACCCCTCATCGCCGCCATGCGCTGTTTCGTGGCATCGAAACTCGGCGATGAAGTCGATGTGCCCGAGGAGCTGTTGAAATGAAGTTCCCTCTCATCTGCGCGATGGCTGTCGCGCGCTCATGCTGGAACAACGGGCATACGGTTGCGGAAATAGCCGCGGCCGCGAAGCGCAGTCCTGCCACCATCAGGCGCTGGCTACGCACCACGGGGGCGGTACTGAAATGACCCACCCCATCGCCAAGCTGTTGCTCGACACCATCGAGCTGCGCGCCGGCAGCGTGATCACCAAGCGCGAGATCGATGCGCTGAAAAGGCGCTGGTGCTGGCGCACGTTGTTCCGCATCAACCCCAACCAGAACCCACTCGGGCAGGTGTACGACGAGATCGAGATGGTCTTCGGATCGGACAGAGATATCCGCTATCAGGTGGACGCCGAGCTGACAGCCAGCGGGCTGGCGTGGTGGCGCGCGGCCATGTTTCGCAAGGACGGGACACTACGCGAGACGCAGTTCGTGCGGGAGATTGACGACCACCCCTACCGCGACTACATCGTGCGCATCCTGCATGACTTCAATCGCTTCGAGCTGGTCGACTGGTACGTGGACATGAACGCCTACGGCATGTTCAGCGCGTTCCCGGTCTATGCGATGCTCGGGCGCAGCAGCGTGAACGGCGTTCGCTACATCGCGCGGCCATGGCAGTCGGGCGGGCGCACCGAAGTGCTGGGGGTGTGACGTGAAATACGAAGACCTTTCCCCCGACGCGCAGGAGTGCGCTCGTGACTGGTGGACCGAGTGCGAGCAGCAAGAGTGGGACGGCAGCGATTGCTACGACGAGCTGAAGGAAGTGCTCGAAGCGTTCGGCTTCGATCTGGCCACGCACAACGTGCGATTGACGAACGGCAAGAATAAGACCGAGCCTGACTTCGAGTGGCAGATATCGTACAGCCAAGGCGATGGCTTCGCGTTCCATGGATGGTGGCGCGCTGAGGACATGACCAAGCTGCCCGAGCTGCTGGTCGACAGGCCAACGGACACTGTGCTGGCACGCGCTGCGGCTGACATCATGGTGGTGTTCCTGCGCTACCCCAACGCACGGGTGTGCTTCGACGAGCAGCGCCGCATCGGCGAGGCGTGGGCCGACAACGGCGGCGGCTTCAACGATGACGACGCGCTTCCCGATGCCGATGCGCGCGCCGTCATGGAAGTGGCGCATGACTTGGCACGCTGGTGCTATGAGTACCTGCGTGCCGATCTGGAGTGGCGGCTGGGGGAAGAAAACGTGGTCGAGGCCATCACCGCCAACGAGTACGAGTTCGACGAAGATGGATATCCACTGACGAGGCCCGCATGAAAATCCTCAACCTCATTCACGTCATGCTGGCGCAGGCGTTCTACAAGTGGGCGCTGGCCGAGATCAATCCGCTCCACCCGGACGTGCCGCGCATCATGCTGCGCAGGCGCGAGCTGGAAGACAAGGCGAGGAGGATGTTCTCGTGAGCAACTCCAAGTCCGATCGCTGGTTGCAGCTGCGACAGCTGCTGCCGTTCAATACACACGAATACAAGCGCGACGAACAGCTGCGACTGTGGCGCTGGTGCATGTGGGAAAATGAACCCATCACCTACGAGATGGCACGGGTGCAGCTGCACAAGATGCCGCGTTCTGAGTGGGTGGTCATCGCCGTCAAGCGCGGGCCCAAGGGCGGCTGGACCGACGCGCGCTGGTGGCCAGCGGGCAGGGCACTCCCGAAGTACAAGGAGAAGCAGTATTACCTTGCCTACCTATTCGACGGCAACGTGCCATCGCACAGGAACGTGCCGACATCCGACCAGTGGCAGCTAGTTGAAAAGATGCTGGCACTACAACGCGCGCATCTCGCGCTGCACGCTATCTGACAACGACTTGACAGTATTTGCATTTGCAAGTATAATGTAGTCTGTTGGTAGGAAACCGGATTCCAGAGTTTCACCCCCGGACAGTTTGTTGTGGCAACGGATTGTCCATAACTAGGAGCGAGCCGCAAGGCGAGTCCTTACTTGACAGGAGCAAAGCCATGAGCAGATTCCGTAACGCAGTCCTGCTGTACCGTCCTTCCATTTCCATCTGGACGGCGCGCAAGAAAGATAAGGAAGAATCGGCCAAGGTGGTCGATGACAATTCGGCCACCACGGGTGCAGCCAGCGTCTACAAGGCGTTGCTGCCCGACAACCCGATCCTCGAAAAAATCCGCAAGTCGGGCGACGCCTTCCGCGAGTTCATCTACCTGCGCACGGCGCCGTGGGAAGACGGCGGCTGGCGTGCGGGCCGTGTCGACTTGCACATGGACTTCATGGCCACGGCGGGCGACAAGATGCGCGAGCTGGAAGAACTGTTCGACGAGTTCTGCGTCAGCTACAGCGCAGCGCGTGAGAACGCGCGCTTCCAGCTCAACACGCTGTTCAAGGAAGGCGACTACCCCAGCGTGACCGAGGTGCGCTCGAAGTTCGCCGTCTCGCTGGCCGTGCAGCCCGTACCCAATGCGGACGACTTTCGCATCTACGACGGCTTGCCGCAAGACGAGGTCGACAAGCTGGTGGCCATGGCCAAAAAAGCCGAGATCGACAAGTTCGCTGCGGCCAGCGCCAAGGCATACGAGCGCCTGTACGCCGTGGTGGAGCACATGGCCACGCAGCTCGATGCGTTCGGCAAGGGCAAGATCAAGAAGTTCAACGACTCGCTGCTGGGCAACATCGCCGAGATTGTCGAGGCGATGCCGGCGCTCAATATCACGGGCGACCCCAAGCTCGATGACTTCGCCATCAAGGCGCGTGACCTCACGCACTACGCCATCGTGGACCTGCGCAAGAACGAAGGCACACGTAAGGCGGCCGCGAAAGAAGCCGCAGTGCTGGCCAAGGCGATGGCGCCGCTGGCAGGTGCGGGGACTACGGTCACGGCGGCGCCCGCCGTGGACAACCCGTTGCCCCAACAGGTTGTCCAGCCCGCAGTGCCCAAGCCGCCGGTCAAGGTCACGCCCAGCAGCGAGAACATCGCCAGCGTGTTCGCCGACTTCATGGGGAAGTGACCATGAGCGAAGCTGCACGCCAAGCGCACATCACGCTGCATGACGGCATTCCGCCGGACCCCGAGGACATGAATGACAACCGTGCGGATTGGGCGGGCCTCGCCATCCACAAGTTCGCCCAGACCACCGGCATGGATGAGGCTAATGAGGACAACGACACGATCCTCAGTGACATGCTTACCGACATCCTGCACTGGTGTGATCGCAACAAGGTGGACTTCG